TTCCAACCCAGCATCACTCGATAATCTTGAGCAGCTGATATTTTCAGTTTTGGCAGTAATTCCGGACGGCTACACAGTCGGCCCAGTAGAACGGCCATCGGTAACGCAAGTGGGCGCGGTCAATTTATTGGTCGCTGATATTCGCGTTTCCACCTATTACACACAAACCAACTAAGGAGAAAAAGTGGCAACCACAGTAATTACCGGTCGCGACATTTCGCTGTCTTTCACAGGTGGAACGGACATCGAAGCCCAAGCGACAAACGCTGTATTGACCAAGACCAACGTTCGCGAGACGTATCAGACTCTCGACGGCGAGGCTTACAAGACAGTTAATATCGAAGGCACTTTCCAGCTCGATATGCTTGCAGACTGGGGCAAGGCTAACTCTGTATGCGAAGCACTTTGGGCAGCAGCAGAATCCGCACCAGATACAACAATTAGCGTAACGCTTACAGCTGCAACTGGCGCACAATTTGTTTTCCCAATCCTTCCAGAGTTCCCAACAGCTGGCGGATCAGGAATTGACGCACAAACTGTTTCATTCACTTTCAAGATTGCAAACGGAACAGTCACAGAAACCTTCAGTTAAGAGATCGGAGCATCGGGAGATGAAGTTAGCAATCACAATTAAATATACGAATGGCGAGGAAGTCACCTACAACGCTGGACTCCCAGAGTGGGCGAAGTGGGAACGCAAAACGGGAAAGTCAATTTATTCGATGAAGGATATTGCGGCTTACCAACAAGCGGACTTCCTCGACCTAGCCTATTTTGCTTACAAGCGAGATGCGGCTGGGAAACCGACTAAATCTCAAGAAGTGTGGGAGTTATCGGTAGAAGAAATGACGATTGGAGATGACAGCCCAAAAGTTTCGAAGCCGGAAGCATCAACCGACTAATAATCGAGATTGCAATTGCTACCGGTATTCCAATGAGCGAATGGACTGACATAGACCAAGTTCTAACGGCGATTGAGATATTGAAGGAGCGCAAAGGTGGCAGATGAGTTACCAATCAGCTATGACAAGCGCGAACTTCGTTCAATCATTACCGCGTTCAAAGCGATGGACGATGAAGCTGTTGATGCGGCTAAACGCGAAAGTTTTGCGCTGGCTCAATATGCAGCCAACGAAGTTAAGGCCTACGGCATCACTCGAACCTTTGGACAAGCCGTTGTCGATCGCATTACAAGTGGCGTTAAAGTTTCCAAAACCTCGAAGATTGGCGAGCTCTCTTATGGATTCGCGTCTCAGCGTTTCTCTGGTGGAGGATCAACTAAAGACCTCTGGGCAGGTTACGAATTCGGATCTAATCGTTATCGTCAGTTCCCACGACGCACCCCACGCAAGGGGCGAGGAAATTCTGGCTATTTCATCTATCCAGCACTTCGCAAAATTCAGCCTGAACTAGTGAAGAAATGGGAAGAAGCGTTTTCAAAGATTTTAAAGGAGTGGGATAAATAATGGCTGGAAGTAGAACGCTCAAGTTATCCATTCTTGCTGACGTTGATAACCTTAAAAAGAATTTAGATACGGGCTCTAAAGAAGTCGAAGGCTTTGGCGGTAAGCTCGAGAAATTCGGCAAGGTCGCTGCCGCCGCTTTCGCTGCTGCTGCCGCTGCGGCTGCTGCTTATGCTGGCAAGTTAGCCATTGAAGGCGTCAAGGCTGCCATTGAAGATGAGGCCGCTCAAAAACGTCTAGCCGCAGCCTTACAAAATGTCACCGATGCAACTGACGCTCAAATTACAGCCGTCGAGCAACAAATTCTCAAGACGTCCCTTGCAACTGGCGTTGCGGACGACAAACTCCGGCCAGCTCTTCAACGCCTCGCTGTGGCTACTGGATCGGTTGAAAAGTCGCAAGAATTACTTAACCTTGCTTTGGATATATCAGCTGGCACCGGTAAAGATGTTGAGACTGTTGCCAATGCATTAGGTAAAGCGTATGAAGGCAATACTTCATCATTAACAAGACTCGGCGTCGGTCTATCTACGGCTGAGATTAAAACGCTCGGCCTTGAAGGCAGTATTCAACAACTTTCGACAACTTTCGGCGGCGCTGCTGCAACTCAAGCCGAAACCTTCGAAGGCAAAATAGCCAGACTGAAGGTTAGATTTGATGAAACTAAAGAATCCGTTGGAACGGCTTTATTGCCAATCGTTGAAAAATTATTAACCTTTATCACCGACCAACTAATTCCGGGTTTTGAGAAGTTTAAAGAAATAGCAATTGATCCAGTAGTCAAAGCAATTAAAGACAATCAAGGAGTTTTTGATTCCTTATACAAATTTGCCAAAGACACTTTATTGCCGTTTATAACAGGTCAATTGACCACTGGAGTAAAGGCAATCGGTGGAATAGTTTCGGGCATTGTCAATGCGGTGGCTGCGGCTTTAAGGGCTCTAGAACCAATTATTAACGCAGCTATTACTGGCATCAATGCAGTTATTCGAGCCAAGAATTTACTGACCTCTGGGCCAGATACTCCGACAATAGCGAAAGTGGATTTCAGCGAAAAGGCGACAACCAATTTGGGCAGTCGTCCGCTTGGCGGAGTCGTTTCAATTCCACAAGTAGCAACTCCGACAACCACAGTTACGCCACCTACAACTCCTAAAGCGACAACTGCAACGAAGGTTTTGGTGCCGACAGTGACAACAACTATCGTCCCTAGCGGAAAAGCAATTCCATCTACCTTTGACGTCGCAGCCGTCAGAGCTGGAGAAGAACAAGGCAACGTTGTTATTAACGTTAATGCTCCAAGCGTTATTGACGAAGAAGGATTCACCCGAGCAGTCGTTCTAGCCCTCAACAATTCCACTAATCGCGGCACGACCGGCGCTGGCGATCTCAGGACTAACGCCCAGATTCTATGACAGCTTGGACACCCGTCTGGCGAATTAAAGCCAATGGCACAGAGGTCACCTCAGTCACTTTGGCTGACCTGCAAATTACAACAGGTAGAACCGACATCAATTCGCCAACCCCTGCTGGCTATTGCTCACTTCGGCTTATTAACACCGATAACGCGGTTTATAACTTCTCTGTCAATACCTCGATACTTATTGAAGTTCAGAATAGTTCAGCGACTTATGTGCCTATTTTCGGCGGTCGTATCTCAGACATTCGCCAAGTCGTCACCTCAGCTGGTAACGCTGCGGCAGTCACAACGATTAACATCACAGCCATTGGCCCTCTTAGCAGATTACAAAGGGCAACCTTTGACGGCAACTTAGCCGAAGGATTAGACGGCGCACAGATACAAGACTTGCTCGATGATTTATTGCTCAACTCTTGGAACGAAGTCCCAGCTGCCGAAACTTGGAATACCTATAATCCGACAGAGACTTGGGCTAATGCTGAAAATATTGGCTTAGGTGAAATTGATGCTGGTGAATATACGATGGTAAGCCGCCAACTCACTGACGCGGTAATTTCCAATGTTGCCAATCAAATCGCTTCCTCAGCTCTTGGATATTTATACGAAGATGCCAATGGCCTTATCGGTTACGCTGACGCCAGCCACCGGCAGGATTACCTTGTGGCTAATGGATATACCGACCTCGATGCCAATCACGCAATTGGCGCAGGAATTGGAATTGTCCAGCGACAGGGCGAATTAGCCAATAAAGTCATCATTGATTACGGCAATAACTTTAATAGCCAATATATTGCCCAAGACGCTGACTCACAAGCCACTTATGGTCTTTATGCCGAGCAGTTCTCAAGCTATGTCAAGAACGCGGCAGACGTCGAAGATATGGCGGATCGAGTAATACAGCTTCGAGCCTATCCTCGCTACCTATTCCAATCCATCACCTTTCCGATTCAAAACCCAGAGATGGACAACGGCGACCGCGATGCGCTGCTCTCAATCTTTATGGGCCAACCAATTCGGATCACTAACCTTCCGCCACAATTGCTCGGTGGCGAATTCACCGGTTATGTCGAGGGCTGGACATTTAGAGCCTCAGTCTCGGGCCTTTCAATAACGCTCAATGCTTCACCAACAGAATTCTCGGCAGTCGCCCAAAGATGGAACCAAGTCAATGCGGCAGAAAGCTGGAATAGTGTGCTTAATACCCTAGAATGGCAGGACGCGATTGGAGTGATTAGTTAATGGCAACAACAACAAATTTCGGGTGGGAGACGCCCGATGACACCGACCTAGTCAAGGACGGCGCTTTAGCGATTAGAACGCTAGGCAGCGCGATAGATACCTCGCTTGTTGATCTCAAAGGTGGCACAACCGGACAAGTCCTATCCAAAGCCTCTAATACTGATATGGATTTTACTTGGACAACCGATGCGTCCGGCATATCTCCAACAATCGTTGATGCCAAAGGTGATCTTATTGCCGCTTCGGCAGCTGACACACCGGCTCGCTTGGCAGTAGGAACCAATGGACAAGTTCTAACTGCTGATTCAACAACTTCCACAGGATTAAAATGGGCTTCACCAAATGGTATTACGCTGGTTCAAGAAACTGTTGCGAGTGCCAATACTAGTGTAACTTTTGGTTCAATACCCTCAACCTATAAAGATTTAATTCTTGTTTATGGCGGATTGTTCACTTCAGACGCATCATCAAATTTTGCTATCAGATTTAATAACAACAGCGGAACTGTTTATTATGTCAATGCACACTTAGAATCTGGATCAGCAGACGGAAGTGGCACAAATACCGGAGCGAATTTTAATACGGGTCATTTGATTTATTCTGGAACAACCTCAACCATTGATGGTAAGAATTGGGCTGGAACAATGAGGATTTACGATTACGCATCGACATCAAAGTTCAAGAGATATGATTGGAATCTTGGCGGTTACAGTAACGCAGACGGCTACTTAAGATTTGGAACTTTCAGAGGCACTTTCGGAAGCACAAGCGCCATTTCAAGCATTGATATTTATCGGACTGGCGGTAGTGGATCATTTTCAAACGTTGCAAACACATCAATCAGACTTTACGGGGTTGCATAATGAAAAAAATAATTAATTGCGAAACTAGCGAAGTCGTTGAGCGCGAACTCAACGAGGACGAATTATCACAACAAGTTGAAGATGAAAAAACATTAGAAGCCGCGAAAAAACAAGAAAGTGATAAAGCAGCTCTGCGCCAGAATATTTTGGAACGTCTTGGTTTGACTGAAGAAGAAGCCGGCCTACTTCTTAAATAATGGCGAAACTTTGCAAAGCCGGTCAGCAGCTTCGGGAGCAGATCGATGACGATTATCCCGAGCGCGACCGGACAAGTGATGGGTGGATTGGCGACACTCGCCACTCAGCTCGCAAATCGGATCACAATCCCGATAAAAACGGAATCGTTCGAGCTTTAGATATTGACGCTGATCTCAAGGCTCACAAGGAAGAAGCCCACTCGGTTGTTGAGAAAATTCGCAAATGCGCCAAGCGAGGCGATAAGCGAATTAAATATATTATCTTTGATGGCCGTATTGCTTCGCCCATTCTTAATTGGAAGTGGCGCAAATACAAAGGCATCAATCCTCACCGGCATCATTTTCATATCAGCTTTACAACTTTGGGAGATAACGACGGCAAATGGTTCGACCTCGAAGGAGAGAAACAAAATGAAGGAATTAAAACTGATGGCGGAAAGCTGGGGGAAAACATTCCTCGCGACGGCTTTAGCGACATACCTAGCGGTGGGCTGGGATCTCGACGCTATTGCAAATGCGGCTCTAGTATCAGTCTTGCCTAGCATTATTAATTGGCTTAACCCCAATTACGAGCGTTACGGCAAAGTCAAGTAGTGGACGCAAATACCATCGCTGGATTCGTTGCCTCAGTTCTCGGATCAATCGCCCTTCTGATTGCTGGCCTTCGCTACATAATTAAATTGGAGAACATTCCCATTGTGTCGCGCCTCGACAAGATGGAGTCTCAGTTAGAATTAGCCCTCTCAGCAAAGGTGGCTAGAAGTGGCAACAAAAAAACGCGTTAAGAAGCCAGTGAAGAAGGTGGCTAGACGTCGCAAAACGACGAAGGAGCCAATCCTTACAAAGCTGGATTTCTGGGCTATTGCCGCTAAAGAAGTGTATGACGCTTGCCGCAAAGCCGGAATGGACGAAGGCACAGCTCTGGCTTTTGCGATGGATAGAAGCTCTTACCCCGATTGGATTGTTGATCCGAGCGACCCAATAAAGAATCCGCTCGATGATTGGGAAGAGGACGACTAATTTACCTTCGCGAGGTGGAACTATTTGAGGCGCTTAAGTCGGTTTATCCGGACTTAACGCCAGTCTCACCGACCGACCGCCACGACGGCATTACCAGCGATTCCTATATTGAGATGAAGTGCCGCCGCACCCATTACCCCACCCTCTTGATTGAGAAGAAGAAATGGGATTATCTGGCCGAAATAAGGGCTAGGACGGGCGCTAGAACGCTTTATATCAACTCTACCCCACAAGGGGTGTATCAGTTCGATTTAGGGGCTATAAACGAGCCTGAATGGCAATTAAAGGCCCTTCCAGATAAGACCGATTACGCCAATAAAGGGCTAGTGGAAAAGCTCTGTGGGTTCTTAGACCTGCGACACTCCGAGCTGCTTCTTGTATAAATCCATTTAATTAAATACATTTATCCCGTAAATCCATTTAAGGATTACAGAACGGGAGCGTAAGTGATAAATAATCCAGCAGTAATTCGATTTGATAGCACTTCGGGCGCTTGGTCTGATGGTAAGAATTACGTCAA